CAAAGAAATAACCACAGCAAGCCCGCGTTATTGCCGCCTTGCTGGGGATAAGAGCCGCCAGTAGTTTACTGCCCGCTTTTTGCAGAAGTCAATTCTGTTAGAGCGGGCTTTTTGATACGGAGGTGCATTGATAATTTTTCGGATGGACTTTATCGGCGGGCATGAGTGCCTGTGGACTTATGAGCGCATGCTGGAAATGACGAGGTGCGTTTGGCAGAGATAACCTGGCACAATGAAAAGCGGGCAATTCGGGATTTGATTCCCTACGAGGTAAACCCGCGTCAAATTACGAATAAACAGGCAAAGGATTTGAAAGCGTCCCTTGCTAAGTTTGGCATTGCAGACCCCCTCATTATCAACACCGACAATATGATTATAGGCGGACATCAGCGCAAAAAGATACTCGAAACGCTGCTGGGCTATGACCCTGATTACCAGATTGACGTGCGCGTGCCTGACCGCGAATTGAGCATTGACGAGGCGCGCGAGCTGAACGTCCGCTTGAACAAAAACGTGGCGGATTGGGACTTTGATATCCTGGCGAACAACTTTGAGCTGGACGACCTGCTCGACTGGGGCTTCGATAAACAGGAGCTCGACCTTGATTTGTGGGCAGGCGATGCGCCTGAAGACGTTGAGCCGCAGATTGACAAAGCTGAGGAGCTCAGAGAAAAATTTGGCGTGGAAACAGGACAGCTCTGGAAGCTCGGCGATCACCGCTTAATATGCGGGGACTGCACGGATAAGGCGGTTGTGGATAAGGTGATGGGTGGAGAATTCGCGAAAACAGTGTTTACAAGTCCGCCTTATAATATGAACTCAAATTTATACAAAGATTATTCTGACAACTTGAAAAGTGAAAAATATATTGAATTTAATTTAGAGGTAGTTAATAATATCAAGCCTCATTTACGGGGATACTTATTTTGGAACCTTAGTTATAATAAAAATAGCCGCTGGGAATTCCTGGAGATATTTTATAGAATTATCAAGCAAAGCGGTTTGAGATTCTTGGAGATGATAGTTTGGGATAAAGGACATGGTTTGCCGATTACCAGTTCAGAAATGTTAACTCGAAGTTATGAGGACATATTGCTTATGGCAGACGAAGATTCGATTGTAAAAGAACTGGATTTGGTTGGATTATTCGGGACAGAAAAGAGGGCTTATTTCAACAAAAAGACAATGAAAGGCATAACTAACTATTGGAGAGTTGGCACTAACAAATCTCAAATAGATGAATTGCTAGCGTGCTTTCCAATAGAATTACCGGAGAGAGGAATTATATTGACAACCAATTCTGGCGATATAGTTTTAGAACCATTTCTCGGCTCTGGCACAACTCTTATCGCCTGCGAGCGGTTGGGGCGCAAGTGCCGAGCCGTTGAAATCAGTCCAGCATACTGTGCTGTGGCAATCCAGCGCTGGGTGGATGTAACTGGCGGAGTGCCAGAGTTGATTGCTAATGATTCGTGATTGGTAGGTTATGGGAAAGCCGTTATACAAAGTTGAGCAGTTTATCAAAGCCATTCCGGGCACGGGCGGGATTATATCGTCTATCGCCAAGCGGGTGGGTTGTGACTGGTATACGGCACGGAAGTACATCGAAAAGTATCCGAGTGTAAAACAGGCTTATGAGAACGAGTGCTCTGCTGTAGATGATTTGGCCGTGTCTACCGTTCTCAGGGCAATACAGGATGGTGATTTAGCAACTGCCAAGTGGTGGTTATCCAAGAAGCGCCCGGCTGAGTTTGGGGATAAGATTGACCTAACCAGCGGAAATGAGCCAATTAAGATTATAATTGATACAAATGAGATATTGAGCCGAAATGGAATTGATAATAAGGAATCGTCTGCATCCGTGTCAGAGGACGGTCTATGATGATGGTACGCGCTTCAGAGTTCTTGCAGCCGGCCGGCGCTGGGGTAAAACTCGCCTTGCAGTCATTTCTGTATTCGAAATCGGAATGCAGGGCGGCTGGGCTTGGTGGGTAGCTCCAAGTTATAAGGTTGCCGATAATGGCTGGGATCCAATTCGAAAGTTGAGTTTGAAAGTGCCGAATGCCGAGATAAAATATGCTGAGAAAGTTGTAAATTATCCGGGCGGCGGACGGGTTGATATCCGCACGGCTGATGACCCCAGTAAACTGGTTGGCAGCGGGCTTGATTTCGTAGCGCTTGACGAATTTGGTTCAATGAAAGAGCGCGTATGGACTGAATCAATTCGCCCTTCTCTATCGGATAGATTGGGAAGGGCATTATTTATTGGAACTCCTAAGGGCAGAAACGAATTTTACCAATTGTATCTACGTGGTCAAGCTGGCGAAGAAGGCTGGAAAAGCTGGCGTTATCCGACTTCGAATAATCCTTTTATTTCAAAATCAGAAATTGAGGCGGCTAAGCGCGATCTGCCTGAGCTCACTTATAGGCAGGAGTATGAGGCTGAGTTTATTGATGACGAAGGCTCGGTATTCAGGCGGGTAAAAGAGGCGGCGGTCAACGAGATTCAAATGCCTCAACCTGATCGGCAATATATGGCCGGCGTGGATGTGGCAGCGTCAGTCGATTACACAGTCGTTTCGGTTATGGACATCGAGAGCCATTCTCAGGTATATGTAGACCGATTCAATCGCGTGGATTATCCCGTTCTGATTGATCGCCTGCAATCAATTTATCAACGCTATCATATGACCAGCATGGTTATCGAGGCAAACAGCATTGGCAGGCCGGTGATAGATGAGCTGGTGCATCGCGGGCTTAATATCGTTCCTTTCTTTACAACAAATGCTACAAAACAAACAATCATTCAGAATTTACAAGCCGCGTTTGAGAATGGCGATATTAGTATTATCTCTGAGGAAAGTACTATTGACGGAATGCCAATCGGTGCAATACAAGTGGGTGAACTGCTAAGCTACGAAAGCAAGCGCTCTATTTCTGGATCATTTTCGTATTCAGCGCCGGAAAATCAACATGATGACACTGTGATGGCGCTGGCGATCGCGTGGAATGGTATGACGGTTGGCAATGTGGTTTATGCCCCATATCTTTTTGGGTAGGTGAAAAATGGATAATGCAATCATAGAAGCTGCGAACAGTTTATTTAGGATTTCAGAAACGCAACGCACAGAGAGAATGCGCAAGGCGTGGATGGCATATTATGGTCAGTCCGCCAAGCCACTCAAAGTTATACGCGGTCAAGCTGATGACAACTTGCGCGAGAACTTTGCACGCATCATTGTGGATAAGAGTGTGAGCTTCCTTTTTGGCAAAGAAATTGGATTTGAGCTTGACGAAACTGGAGAGACTGAAGCTGAAAAGTGGCTAAAAGAAGTTTGGGCACGCAACAAAAAAATGACATTGATGCATTATTTAGCTTTGAATGGGGCTGTATGCGGGCAGGCTTTTTTGAAAATTCACTATCCACCGGGAGCTGAATATCCGCGATTGATAGTCTTGGATCCTGAAACAGTTACAGTATCCTTAGCATCTGATGATATAGAAAATGTCCTGAAATTCGAAATTGCATATACAAGTTATAATCCTATTGAAAATAAAATTGTTGGAATTCACCAAACGATTCAAAGAGATGGGGCGACATGGATAATAACAGATGAAATCGGGGATGAAAATTATGACCATTGGAGCGTGGTTGAGGAGCAAATCTGGCCGTATAATTTCCCACCGATCGTTTATTGTCAGAATTTACCATCCCCTAATGAGTTTTGGGGAACGAGTGATATTGAGGATGATCTGCTCGAAGCCAATGATAAGCTGAACTTCACCATGAGCAATATGCTCAAAATTATCCGTTATCATGGACATCCTAAGACTTGGGGAACTGGATTTGATGCACGTCAGTTGAAAATCGCTGTTGACGAAACGCTTGTATTACCGCAAGGCGCCACGCTGCAAAACTTGGAAATGCAGAGCGATTTGGGCAATTCGATTGAGGTTTACAAACGTATCAAGGAGTTTTTGCATGAATTATCACGCACTCCAGAAATTGCAACAGGAAAATTGGATAATGTTGGATCTTTATCAGGTCTTGCCTTACAAATTCTTTATCAGCCAATTATCGAGAAGACCAATACTAAACGGCTACTCTATGGGGATATGCTGATTGAGTTGAACCGCAGGCTCTTGGCTATTGGTGGTTATGGTGAGGATAATTACACGAAAATCATCTGGCCTGATATCTTGCCGGCTGATACTACGCAACAAATCAATGAGATGCGATTTGATAAGGAAATTGGGGCAAGTGATTATACTTTATTGAGCAAGCGTGGATACGATCCTGAATTAGAAGCTGATCGACGCAAAATGGATACGCAATCCGCTGGAGAGGCTTTATTAGCTGCATTCAACGAAGGGTTGTAATATCTAAAGGTTACAATGCCAACAATTATTGATTTTATCGAAAAGTTCCAAGAGGATTTGCTCAAACGCGAACGGCGCTCAGCTTCAGAAATGGTGCGCGTTTATGGCGAAGGTTGGAAAAAAATCAATAGCCAAATTAAAAGGCTGAATGCAGAATTGGCTGAGTTGAAGAAAAGAGGAGAACAACCGGGTCCGGGTTGGACCGCTCAAAATGAACGGGCGCGAGCACTCCAAGCACAGATACAGCGCGAATTGATTAAGTTTACAAAATATGCAGAGAGAAATGTTATAAAACAGCAATCTGAAGCAATTGGGCTTGCACTTGAGCAGGCGCGAGATTTAGTAGAAATTTCGATTGGTCACAGCTTAGAAGGTTTTTGGAATAGAATAAATCGACCAGCTGTTGAGATTATGGTTGGAATGAACCAGCCCGGATCGCCATTGCATAAATTGCTTAATGATATTTTAGCTGAGGGTGCAGAGGCTGCAAGACAGGCACTCGAACAATCGATTTTATTGGGTTACGGTCCTGAACGTGTGGCGCGTGAAATTAGAAATGCACTTGGAATATCTCTCGACCGCGCATTGAAAATCAGCAGAACAGAAATCTTACGAGCTTATCGCATTGCAAGCTTAGAGAGCTATCAACAAAATTCGAATATTGTCAAAGGTTGGAAGTGGCTCACGGCTGGTGATGATTTAGTTTGCATATCTTGCCGGCTGATGAATGGCACGATTCACAAACCGGATGAAGAATTGAATTCGCACCCAAATTGCCGATGTGCAATGAGCCCGATAACAATAAGTTGGGAAGAATTAGGGGAAATGTATGGATTTGATTTTAGCGGAATAGATAATCTGCAAATTGATATTGATGCACTTATCGAAAAATGGGGATTAAGTGAGAAACAAATCAGACAATATAAAATTAATCAGATGAGCGGCAAGGATTGGATTGAGAGTCTTAGCGATAACGAACAAATGAGATTGATGGGTAAAACAAAATTTTACGCTTGGAAGGACGGTGCATTTGATTTAGATGATTTATTGCGTACAACATATTCAGCAGAATGGGGCGCCGGAATAAGGCAAGCCCGATTAGATGAATTGCTGACGCCGGAGCAGATATTAAAATACAAAGCAATGGCAAAAGATTAGTGTTATAATAAATAACAAATACGCTACGACTGCGGAAAAGTCGGTGGAGGATAAAATGACGGAAGAGAATGCAAAACCAAGCGAAACGCCGGTAGAATCTGGTGACGGCACCAGCGCAGAAGTTAAGCAATACTCGCAAAAGGAGTTGGATCGAATGTTCGCTGAACGCGCGAAGCAGGCTGAACAGGCAGCGCTAAAACGTCTTGGATTTGAGAGAATCGAGGATGCTGAAGCTGTGATTAAAAAGGCTCGTGAGTATGACGAGGCTCAGAAATCAGAGCTGCAGAAGCTGCAAGAGCAACTCGCGGCAAAAGAGAAGCGAGAGGCAGAGCTCGTTATGGCTCAAAAGAATATCATAGTGCGGTCAGAAGTTCTAAGTTTGGCAAGTAAAAATGGCATTGCTGATGCTGAAGCCGCTTATAAGCTAATTGATCACAATGCGATCAAATATGATAATGATGGCAAGCCTACCAACTTAGAAGAACTACTGAAAGCAACAGTAAAAGAGCATCCATTTTTAGTAGGTAGTGGAACGAGCTCGACAAATCCTGCTCGTATGCGCAGTGATGAGAGCGATCCGATTATTGCGGCTGCAAGAAAGGCGGCCGGATTAAAATAGGAGAATAATAATATGACTATTTCGTTAGCTTCGAAATTTGTACCGGTTCTGGACGATATTTACAAAGCAGAATCGAAAACGGCGCGATTAGACGCTGCCGTGCGTCCGGTGAACTTCGCCGGCGCGAATGTTGTTGAGGTCTTCAAGACCTCTCTTGTTGGTTTGGGTGATTATAGTCGTGCCTCTGGCTATAAGTCGGGTGATGTTAGTGGCAGCTGGGAAGTATTGACGCTCAATAAAGATCGCGGCCGCGCATTCAGCATCGATAAAATGGATGATGAAGAAACGCTTGGCCAAGCTTTTGGCACATTGGCTTCTGAATTCATTCGCACTCAGGTGGCGCCTGAGCTTGATGCCTATCGCTTCGCAACTTATGCTGGTTGGAGTGGCATTCAAACTACAACTGCAGCAGATTTATCAAGTGCCTCTGCTGTTTTGGCTGCAATCGATGTGGCAGCTGGTAAATTAGATGAAAAAGAAGTACCAAATGAAGGCCGGATTTTGTTCATTTCAACTGGCATATATCGCTTGCTTATGGGTGCAGTTTCTCGCACTCTGAGTAATGAAGGTAGATTTGACCGCACCTTGCAGATGCTGGATGATATGACCATCGTACCTGTTCCGCAGGTTCGCTTCTATACGGCAATTACTTTGAATGATGGTTCTTCTTCCAGCGGTGGTGGATATACTAAGGGTAGTTCGGCTAAAAATATTAACTTTATGCTATTGCATCCATCGGCAGTATTGCAGGTTACGAAATTAGCTCAACCACGCATTTTCTCGCCTGAAGAGAACCAAACAGCGAATGCTTGGCTGTTCCAATACCGCATTTACCATGATGCATTTGTGTATGATAATAAGGTCAATGGTATCTATTTGCATAAAGCTACTGCCTAAGGAGGCCTGAAATGACCCTAAAAACTGTAGGAATTGCGGGCTGGTTAGCTGACGTTGTAGATAATTTTGATACAATTGAGAATACGCTTGGCAATGGCGTGCTGAACGTAGCGCGGTTTACTTTTGATACAGCGATTGCTGCCAATAAAGCAACAGGTGCTCATGGAACTGGTGTTACCATTCCTGCCAATGCGATTATTGTTGGTGGCTTTTTCGAGGTGAATACTGGATTTACTTCTGAGAACTCAACCGCAACCATTGCGATCTCGGTAAAAACTGCAAACGATCTTCAAACGGCTACTGCTGTAAGTAATGCTATTTTCTCAACCGCTGGACTTAAAGCTGTTACTCCGGTAATACAAACATTGGGTACAGCGATCAAGCTCGGCACAAGTGCAAAGGAAATTACTTGCACGGTTGCTGTAGAGGCTTTGACGGCTGGCAAATTGAATGGCTATTTATATTATCTGCCGGGAGATGAAACAGCCTAAAACTATTGGGGGCGGTGAGTAGCCGCCCCCGCAAAGGAATGCCATGACAGTACGCGATTCAATGGTTGATCTGATTTCTCGCATGAGAAAAATAATCTCGAATGACGATATTAACGCTTCGATTACTGATGAAGAACTGCAGAGATATTTGGATGCACACCGTGAGCATTATGCTAAATATGAGCTAACTGGAATTGAGCAGATAGATGGCAGCGATCCTGTTGAATGGATTGCAGATGAAATATGTTGGGATAAGAGCGCGATCATAAGCGATAAGAATAATATTATCGTTATACCTGATGATGCTGATGAAATTATCGGGTATTGGAAAACATCTGTTGGCTATCCAGAGTTGTATGTCACCGGTTGGGTCTATGATATTTTCAATGCAGCCGCGGATGTAATCGAGCAGTACTCAGGTCAGATGATGGATTACTTCGATTTCTCAGCTGATGGCGCGAGTTTTAATCTCAGTCAAAAGAGGGCAAACTTCACCAAGATGGTTAGCGATTTACGCGCGCGTGGCAAGATAAAAACTGTGAGGCAAGTAAGAAATGACGCTATTGAATGATAAAGATTTAGAGGCTATGCGTTCAACACAAGAGCAGCACATGCTTGAGACCGTATATATCCAGCGGTTGACGAGAAATGATGATAATAGCGGTGGCTGGTATGAGAGCTGGCAAACTGTTCAGGAAACTAAAGGCAGAATTGGTGTACCAACGAGCGCTGAATTAGCTATTGCTGGTTCGCTCAATGCTGTGAACAGTTTTACGATTACATTGCCAGCTGATACTGATTTGCTCGAAACTGATCAACTTCAGATTTCTGGTGTTGAGTATCGCATAAATGCAATTCTCAAGCGGTCACAAAAAACGGCTTTGCGCGTATTGGTCACGCAGATTTGAGGCGTTATGGCTAAGGCGATGTTGAATGTGGAAGTTACAATAACTCATGATCGATTTCCTGAAATAATCGCCAAATTGCCAAGTTTAGCTCATGATATGGTTGCAAAGGCTGCGAGTGATGTTGAAACAAAGTCTAAAGAAATTTGCCCTGTGCGCACTGGGGCTTTGAAGAATTCAATCAATACAGAATTTCTTGAGCCGGCACTTGCAGCCGTAGGTCCAAACATGGATTATTCTATCTATGTGGAATTTGGCACTTACAAAATGGCAGCTCAGCCTTATATGCGTCCGGCGGCTGATATGGTGCGTCCACAATTTATTGAGGCTTGCGAGAGGGTGCTAAAAACACTATGAGCGCTGACTCTTGGATTTATGACACACTTTCAAAAGATAACACGCTAAAAACCTATGTTGGAACGCGCATCTATCAGGACTTAGCACCGGAGGGCACAGCCTATCCGTTGATCGTTTTCAATCTCGTTGATGTCATTCCTGATGAAAATGCCTATGCTGATAATATTATGGACATAGAGCGCTGGGATATCAAGGTGATCGTCAAGGAGAATAGTTATGCTAATGCTAAAACAATCGCCAGCCAGATAAGATCGCTTTTACACAAAGCATCCGCAACTGGTATTGTGGCAAGCAGGTTCATTCAGGCGCTCCGCTTGACTGAGCATGATAGTTCTGGGATATACAAGACGATATCTCAGGAATTTGAAATTTATACACAATAAGTGAGGTAATTATGGCAGAAAAAGCTACTATCTATCAAAACTGTCAGATTGGGGTTGAAACAACTCCGGGAACGGCTGTTTCCGCGACTAAAAAGCTTTTATCCGCGAGCATGGCGATCAAGCCGCGCACCGAGTTCGATAAATACCGTCCAGCTGGCACTAAATATACAACGTTGGCAGCGCAAGGCAAGGAATGGTCGGAGATCGCTATCTCTGGCAAGCCTTCTTATAACGAGTTGCCTTACTTCTTTTCGAGTCTATTACATTATGCTGCTCCTGTTCAACAAGGCGGTTCTACTGCTTATAAATGGACATTTGATAGTAATAATGCAGCTGAGGATGTAGGTAAAACATACACAGTTGAGCAGGGCGACGGAACGGCAAGTGAGGCTTGGCGTGCCGCTGGCGTCAGGATTAGCGGGATGACTTTCGATTTCAACCGAAACACAATCGATATGAGCGGTACAGCTGTTGGACAATCTATTGAAACAGGTAAAACATTATCTTCTGGTGTAACCTCATTGGATCAGGTTCCAGTAATGCCAACACAACTGAAACTTTATATGGACACTACTTCTGGCGGTTTAGGAACAACTCAACTCACACGATCATTTTCAATGCAATGGAATTTGACTGATAAATTCGGGCTGGCATGGCCGGTTGGGCAAAACCCAGTTGCCGTTGAAGGCGAACCTAATTACTCTGCAAGGTTAAAAGTTGCAACAGATGCCACCGGTATGGGCTTGATATCTACAATGCGTAACGGAGATGTAAAATGGTTCCGGATTAAAGCCGAAGGTGCTGTTATCGCATCAACTTATAAATATACCTTCCAAATCGATTTTCCCGCGGTTATCACAGAGATTGGTGATATGGCAGATCAGGAGAATATTTATGCAATAGAATATGGTTTATCTCCAATTTATGATCCTACTTGGGGTAAATCACTTCAGGTTGTTGTAATGAATACATTAACGAGCTTATGAGGCTGACATGAAACTTAGCGATTTGGCTAAAGATACACGCAAGCTGACTTTCGATTATGATAATGGCGTTAATGTCTATCCGATAGAGTTTGAATACCGCGTATCTGCCAGCACTTTGGCAATGATTAATGAGATTGAAAAATTCGACACAATCGAGCGGGTGGTCCAGCAGATTTGCAAGTTGCTTGTAAGCTGGAACATTCAGGATGGCGAGGAAATGCTGCCATTGGAAGTAGAGAGATTAGAACAATCTGAAATCCCGCTCGATTTGCTGGTTGACATTTTAGGAGAAATTAGGAAAGATCAATCTCTTTCGAGCGCCGAAAAAAAAGCATAGAACTTTATTTAGCTGAACCTGATTTATATGCGCCTCCAGAAATGGAGATTTGGAAAATGTATGAGTTATTTGAGGTGGCAATGAGAGTAGGCGTTCCGGCGTGGGAGTTTATGGAACGCCCTGCTGCTTATTATGAGGGATATAGACAAGCGATTGCAATTGACAATCATATCCAGAATTTGATTTATAAGCGAGGCTCAAATGCCTGATGTTGCAGAATTAAGAGTCAAGGTTGGGGCTTCTGTCGGTGAAGCTCAGGCCGGATTATCACAAGTTGAAAGCCAATTAAAAGGCGTTGCCAAGAGCGGCAAAAATATGGGCGCGGATATTGAAGCCGGCTCTAAACAAGGCGGAGCTGGGGTTTTGACTTTTAGACAAAACCTTGCATTAATGACCGCTGGCGTTGGGGAAGCAATAAAGATTATCGGATATCTTAAAGACGGATTTGAAAAACTTTATCAAACGGCCAAAGAGGGCGCTGAGCTTGAGTATATGCGTGAGCGTTTCGATAGATTATCAACCGCAATTGGCACAACCAGCGACGCTTTAATGATAAAGCTCAGAGAGGCGACCAAAGGCACGCAATCCGATGCTCAGATTGTTGAGGGCGCTGGCAAGATTATGGCACTTGGTTTGGCTCAAACTGAAGATGAAGTGGTCAGATTAACAACCGTTGCCTCGGCATTGGGTATGAATTGGGATCAACTTACTCTTACACTCACCAATAAAACTATGATGCGCTTTGACCAATTAGGGGTAAGTACTGATGGATTCAAAGAAAGACTCAAGGCGCTTGAGGCACAAGGCTACAGCACTGATGATGCATTCAAGGAAGCATTTCTGCAACAGGCTGAAGCACAATTAGCTAAAATTGGAAATCAGGCAGATGCTGATATCGGTGATTTCAAACGATTAGAGGCAGAGATAGGTAATTTTGGCAATAGAGTTAAAACAGAAATTGGAGATATTGCTCAGCCATTAGTCAAAGGCTTATCAGAAACATTACATACCATAAATCTGAATGCTGATTTGAATAATCAATTTATCGAATTGAAAAACAGCATAAAAGACGCTGGAATAAGCACAAAAGAATTTGAAAAGGCATGGCGCCAAGCCACAGATCCGCATACGGGTTTGCTCAACCTTCAGGAAGCCAATCGAACAATTGCTGCAATGATTATTATCGAAAAAGACCTTGAGGATGGCACCTATGATTTGAAAAATGCGGTTGAACAGTTGGGGATTGGCGCACTTACTGTTGGGCAATCAACACAAGATTGGGCTGAAGCCCACTATGATTTGAGTATGAGTTATGATGATTTAATAGCTCAAACAGAAGAGGCTATTATTGCCACAGATGGCTTAACCGCTGCAGAGCGTGAACAAATTGACACAATTACATCCTTGACTACAAACTTTAAGGATATTATCAACTATGCTAAAGAATATGATAAGAACCAAGAGGAAATCGCTGCTAAAGAGGCTGAACGGCAAGAATTGTTAAATAAGGGATACTCAGAAACCAGCAAAAAAGTAAAGGAATTAGACGCTGATATTGCCACTATGAAAGAAAATGCGCTTGCAAATATGACCGAGTTAGCCAATCAAATGACATTAAATATGTTAATGGCAACAATTTCAATCGATGGGGTTACCGAGTCGGAAGCCGCCGCTTATTTTAAGATGGCAGCCGATATGGGTCTCATTTCAAAAGAAGCTGCCCAAACCGCAATGGATGCCTATGGTAATGCTGTTGATACAATTAATAATTATGTTTTAGAGGATAAAAAGGCTAAAGTTATTATAGCTAAGGAAGATGCTATAAAAGCTCTTGATGATGTTCAAAAATGTTCAATAGAGGATAAAGAGGCTAAAGCAGACGTTGATAATGAACCAGCTATGAATTCGCTTTTTGATATTAATAATTATAATTTAGAGGATAAAAGTTTTGAAATAACAGCTGATAGAAAAAAAGCAGAAGATACACTTAATTTCATAAAGAATTTTGTATTACCAGAAAAAGAACAGCGCATACGCATAACAACTTATGGCGGAGAAAATATTCCTCTTACTCAAGCTGTTGGTGGCTCTGTTTATCCCAATGAGAATTATTTATGGCAAGAACCCGGACGCGAGGGAGAACTTTTTGTTCCTTCAACTTATGGTCGAGTTTTTAGTGAAAATGAGTTAGCTCAAATTTTTAGAGAAGCTTTTGGCAGAAATGGATCTCAATCTGGAACTCAAAATATTAGCAATGTGGTGAACAATTATTACAGCCTGACGATGCCGACCTCAAATCGACCTGAAGAGGTTATGACTGCTTTTGAATTACTTAAAGGTTATGGTGAAGCATTATGACAATATCCAAAGAGGAATTTTCAATTATCGTTCCTGAATATGGGATGAATAAAATTACTAATCCTGTGCCTTATCAATCCACAACGGGTTTTAATTACACCAATGGCACAATGAGCATCGACTCTACATACACCCGCCGTGGTCCTGCTTGCTTAAAGATGGTGCCGACGAGCGGTCAGAATAGCACGATTTACTTTTCGCCATTATCAGTAACTTCTGGGCAGCCATATACGTTTAGTGTGGATATAAAAGGCTATGCAGGGCAAGCGATGCGCATAATGATACAAAATGGATCTGGCACAATGCAGGCACAAAAAACATTTACAGCAACAGGCAATTGGCAGCGGGTATCTGTAACACTCACAAGCGCAGGAGCTACAGCTACAAACTGGCGCGCGGTAGTTCAGCGCGATTCTGTTGCCAGCACTCAGCCTTTCTGGGCGGATGGTTGGCAATTCGAGAACAAGGCTTATGCCACTACTTTTATTTACGGAGATGAAAAAGGTTTAGGATATATAGATAGAGAGTATTATTGGGCAGGATCGCCATTTGCTTCAGCTTCAGTTCGCTCTGCCAATACCCGCCATGGTGGTAAGCTGGTCAAAATCAACGATTATGCCATAATCAATAAAGTTATCGGTCTTGGTATGGGAAAATTTGAAAGTCATGTAAGTGAACTTGCGATGGGCGGTTCGGTTTTACAATCAACAATTCGCCAGCCAAGACCTTTCAGCTTTCTGCTCACATTCAAAGGCAATAGCCAAGATGCAATTTATGCTAATCGGCAAGTGATTATTGATGCAATTCGCCCTGACCGTGATAATCAACCGCTTATATTACACTATCAGGGATTTGATTCTTCGGGCAATGAGGTTACTCAACCGATAGACATCATTTGCAAAGCAGAAGTTTCTCTGCAAGATACGCCCAATTTGCCAACCCGCCATACTGATTTGCTCAGTTTTACTGCTCTGGATACAACGCTGGATGGAGCGTATTATGAGGGGTCATATTTACTTTATAGCGAAGAGTTGAATACGAATTACATCGTACGTCAAAAGCCGAACGG